TTTCTTTATGTACTTCTTTATTCTTTAATTTGTCGAAATTCTGTTTTAAATATGCCATTGCTCCTTTGGCGTCAGCAAATTTTTCAACAGACTCACCGTTCTTGTCTAACACATCATACACCATTTTGCCATCATCGCCTTTGTACCAGGACACATACGGTTTGATATCTTCAAATGTGATTGCTTCTGCTTGTTGTTTCATGTCACCTGTGTTAATTTTTGAAACCAGTGTAGGATCTTTTTGTGCCACATAGTCCATAATCATTGGACGTATGCAGATGTCTGAATCTTCGCTTGCCGCTTTTTGAATTTCATCATTCAGTTCTTCGTCGTCAATAATGCCTTGTAAACTTTCAATACCGTTGGTACCATTTACGCCTGCTGGAAAATGTTTTGCCATCAATGTGTTTAATTTTTCTAATGCTTGTGATTGTTCATCAGCATCTTGTGAAAACAATCCATTGTCTTCTCTCACAATTGATTCCATTGCTGATTCAAATTCATGGAAATTATCGATGGTTTCAATCATACCACCCAACACTTGTTCTACATCATCTGGATTAGTATCTGTGTGAATAACAATTCCTTTGTAATTGCCTTCATCTGGTTGAACATCAGCGTTAATACCAGATTTTGCTAAAAGATTTTTGACATCTTCTGCATCTTTTTCGCTTACGCCTCTTTCTCTATCGTAGTCACCTGCTAGATCATATTTTAATGTTCTTGCTTCAACACCACCTTGATAACCGTGTGCTTCAAATGAGTCCGGGCCTAATTCTTCTATTGCTGTTCTTTCTGAAATCAGTTTGTAGATGTAAGGAAATACATCTTGTAATTCTTCGTTGAATGTTTTGATTGTTAATTCATCAATCCAACTTTTTTTAATATCTTCTGGAACTTCTGCTAGTTCTGATGTGCTAAAACTTTCAAATGATTCTTTGTAAGCAGATTGTTTTTGTAAACGTAAACAATTTGATTTAATTTCTTCAATACGTTCATCCACAACAGATTGATATTTTTTCAATCCTTCTGCCATCACGTTGCTTCTGTTCATGTATGTTTTGAATTTTCTCAATTGATTTAATTCAGAACTCATCTCTGTGATGTGTTTGCCAAAGTCATCAAATGGATTTCCACCTTCTGATACGTGACGTGCCATTGCTCTAGCACCGTTCAAATGTTTAAATGGATATTTGAATCTTTCGCCTGCTTTGTTTTCTATGAAAAGAGATTCTATTCTGTGTGTTCTGCCACCTGCCACTGTTGGATTCACAGGTGCTGTGTGTTTGATTACTAATCTTGCTTCACCAATCGTTTGAAAACTTGTTTTAGTTGTACCGTATAAATTTGATTCGCTCACTTTTTCTACCTCTTTTCCTTGTCCTAAAAAATCGTAGTCTCTTTTTTCAAGATTGCTTTTGGTAATATCTCTGGTATCAAAACCAAGCACTCTTGCTTTGGCAAAATCTCTTAATTCTTTTAAAAAATTGAACCAACTGCGTTTTTGTGGCTCTTCTGACTGCTCAACAAAGTCCTTGCTGTGCAATACAACCAAGCCATCTTCTTCGCTTATGCTTATACTTACCTTTCCTAGGGCATTTTCACCATCCTTGAAATCGAAGTCAAAGAATCTGGCTTCGGTAGGAGTGGTGGTTTGCTTGCCTTGTGAATCGCCCAGTGTGACCTGGGAAAATCGGCCTCTAATCTTGTTAAAAAGGTCTTTTGCTATGATATTAAGGTTCATATTGAGTATTTATCTGCTAGTGGCTGACAAAGATAGGCATTGGCATCACCTTGTCTGCTGTATCTTCGTCTGCTTGACTGAATGATGTGTATATTTTAGGATCCCAATCTTTAAGCACACTAATAATACGCATTGCCAACAGTGTAGCACTTACTAAATCGTCAGTTTGCCCTTGTTTAGCCTTGTACGATGAGCCAGACGCAATATAAGATTTAAGTTCGCTGATTAATGGTTTGCTGTTGATTTTAAATTTGTTTTTCTCTATCATATTTTTTAATCTTGAACAAGCACTTATTTTGGATCTATGGGTAGTGTTGAACCCTTTTCTAAATTTACGAATGTGTCCTTTTCTTATAGGTTCAGATACAAATAACCCTGCAATAGAATCTTCGCCAAAGTCATTTATAACCAACAGTGCCGATTCTCCTATGGTATTATTTTCTACACTCCAGTATATGTTAGAACCCGTTGATTTTGTTTCATCTTTGATGTGATTGCAGATGTCTCTCATGATTCTAACCTGTTGCGGAATAGGAGTTGTGTTGTGTTTCCATTCTGCTACCTGCTCATAAGATGGCAATTCAATTACTTCTATTGCGGCATTGTCGCCACCAGTACCCATGGCAGGATCAAGTGCTACCACATATGTGCAGTTGGGATCCAATTTTTTATACCACCTTGTTTGGCCCATGTTGAGCACAGGATCTTTGCCTTCCAGAGTGGATAATATCATACTGTTCACCAGTGTTTCATCATAAACTAAAAATTCACAACCGTATTCTCTTCTAAATCTTTCCTCACCAATACGACCCAATTCTTCTTGCTTCCATTTTTCATCTCGGTCTGGATGCTCTTCCCATGAGGCTGTAAACCCGTGAAATCCGTTAATGCCTATTTCTTGTTCATTGCCGTGTTCATCAAATTTGTTTTGACTTTCTCTCCAAATAGTGGCAAAAACATCTTCATCAGAGTTAGGAGTTGATGTTATAATAGCACGTCCTCCAGTTGCCAATGTAGGCGATATAGAAGTCCAGAATTCCTGTGCTATGCCTGGATTGACGAAAGCAAACTCATCACAATACAGTAAAGATATTGACATACCTCTACCTGTGTTACCTGTTGTGGTGGCTGACACAATACGTGAACCATTTTCAAATTCCATTGAACCTTTGTTGTAGTTCACAACACCTGCTCTGATATAATCAGGACACAGTTCATATCCATATCTAATACGTTGCATGATCTCTTGAGCACCTGTGTATTTGTGTGCCGCAATCAATATGGTTTGATCTGGATGAAACATAGCAAACCACAACAGGTAACAAGCCGCTGTGGTGGTCTTGCCGCTCTGCCTCGGCAACATATTGATATTAAATCTATAATCGTGATAACTGTGTAATAATCTTTGTTGATACTGAAAAGGATTAAACAGACATTTGCCTTTAACAGGGTGCTGTATGTAAAAGAACTTTTTAGCAAAGAATTCAAATCCTGTTTTAGCATTGGAACAAGCCGCCAAATCTGCTATTTGCTCTTCTGTGAATCTTTCTCGTTGGTGTGCTTTTTTGGTTAAAACACCATCTAAACTTTTATTTGCCATATATTATACTTATGCTATAATACGGGGGTGAAATCCTTCTTATTGACTGTGATAGAGATGAAATCACGCACAAAATCAAAGTTTTTTGAAAGTGTATCATAGATTGGATCGCTGTTTTTATCGGTGGCTTTGTTGTATGATGCTTTTCCTATATTGCTGAAATAATCCACATCAAAACCTTTGGCATTGTGATAATCAGGAAAAACTCCAGTTATAAACAAACAAGTGTCAGCCAAGGTAATGGCATCGCGCCAAGAAGTATAACAAAGATTCATAAAACTTTCAGCGAATGTTTTTTTAGGAAGGAAGTCTGCTTTGTCTATGTGATTAGCCAATAGAATCGTGACATAAGATTCCAATCTGTGTGGAAGTTCATAACCTGTTTTTACTTGGACTTCTTTTACTACCTGGTAAAAAGCCCAAGTGTAAGTGTCTCTCATAAAAATATTTAACTATCTTTAGAGAAAATTAAATGCTTACTTGTCTTTTTTGATTGCTTTGGCTATGTCGTGTGCTTTTTTAATTGTGCTTTTTTCTAAAGGTGGTGTGTCACCTTTCATCTGCATTGCTTTTGCCATGCCAATTGCGTATGGTGATTGAGCCTTCTTTTCCAAATAGGCTTGTTTTAATGCTTCTTTAATTTTGTCTTGTTTAGAAGATTCATCCTCAACTGCCATTGGATTATCGCCAGGATATTCTTTTCTGTACATTTTTTTAATTTTGTTTGCACCACCTGACAAATCTTTTGTCATGTATTGTGTGTCTTGATATTCTGGTTCAGGAGTAGTGTTTGCTTTGCCTGGAATTTGTTCTGCCACTGCAGATTCATTCTCAATGTCATGTGATGCTAACACCATGCTCATTGCATCTGCTAGTCCAACTTTCTCTGTATTCATTTTTTTTATGTCTGAAGTGTCACCGTGATCATTGAACACTGACATGTATTCTTCTACTTTCATAGGATCAAACCCTGCTTTCATTAAAAAATCTTTGCCCTTGTTTGTGATGTCTTCTGCCACTGATTCTTCTGGAGCAGGACCTTGCACAATCGCTGGTGGAGGAGTAATTCCTGCATTTCTAAAAATTTGGCCTATTGCCGCCATGTCTGCTGGTGTATCACCATACAACATAACTTGAGATGCTTCTTTGATGTGTGTTCTTTTCACATCAGCCTTCATCTGTTCTTTGTTTTGAATTGCATCAATCTTGTATAAAAAATCTCTTATGTCCATTATTTTTTCTTACCTTTCCCTGAAATAGGTGACATTTTATTTTTGCTGTCTTCTTCACTTTTCATTACATCACCACCTGCTTTAATATCGCCTGCGGCATCTGGTGCGTGTCTTTCTTTACGTGCTTTTTCTAATTCTTTTAACAATTCCATTACTCTCATTGAACCCACTGACTTCTGTTCATCTTTTGAATCTTCATAAGCACTGTCCAACATTGCTTCGTATGGTTTATCTGACTTAGGCTCTTGGTATGCTTCCTGTGGTTCATTTGGATTTCTAACTATGATATTGCTTTCAGGTATACTGCAATAGTTTTTGATGTATTGTTGTAGAACTTGCGGTGTTGTTGGGTATTGTAATTCTGTTTCAAAATATGTTGCTCTCTCATTTTCAAGAGCAGGAAAATCTAATGGTCTTTTTTGTATTGGAGTTTTCTTGCCGTTGCTCATCTTAACAACCACAAATTTTTCCAATGCTGATTCTAAACGATCAGCGAATCCTTCCGGCAAATCGCCCGCAATACCAATTTTAAATGGGTATGTTTTTGTGCTTTCTGCTAGTATTTGTTTTAATCTACTTGTCATCGTTGTATTTATCCATCTTTTTAAGTTTCTCCAGCAAACTGTTACGGTCTGAAATCACATATCCCTCTCCTTGTACCACATTTGCATCAGAATCGCCTGTTTGTGCATCTTGTTTCTGCTTTTTTAATTGTAAATCCACCATTTTTAACTTCTTATCCAACTTGGCCACTTTAGCATCAAGTGTGGTTTTTAACATCTGTCCTGCAACCTCAAATATACGTGCAGAGTACCTGCTTTCCACATTCATGCCAAGATCCATGAGATCTTCGTAAGCAGTAATGGCTCTTTGTCCCACATCATCCAATTCAGCATCACCCATGTCACCTAATCCTTCAACTTTTGGTAGTGCCGCCGCAATCTTATCAAACTCAGCAATGTCTCTCATAGTATTTTTTTGCTGATCAATCTGTCTGCTTTTGTTTTCTTGCTTCTTTTCTTCGGCTTGGGCCTTTTCTTTTTCCTCTTTCACTATGTCCTGTGACTCTGGAAGATTGAGAAGTTCTTCTAATTTTTTGGTCATACAATTATTTATAGATAGGTATTATCCTTTTCTACCATTATGGAATATATCTTTTTCATTGATCACTCTGAATCTGAATCCTTTATTTTTACACCACATCTGGGCACTTTCCCATTTGGCTTTGTTGATGATCAATTGTGCTTGATTGTGTCTACTGCGTCCTACTTTTTCTGAAAGTGTTTGATTTTCTGGTTTTATTTCTATTACTTCTGCGTGTGGTTTGCCATTCTTATCCACATAGGCAATAAAAAAATCTGGCACATAGATTGTAAATTTTCCTGTAAGCGGATGCTTGTAAGGAATCTTTAATGCTTCATTGGCCCATTTAGAAATGCTGGGACTTTCATCACAAAATCTCATAAAAGCAAATTCCCAACTGCTTCTATACAATGGAGATCGTCCTCCAACGTACTTGTCTGGATTTTTCATTTGGAATCTACCTTGAGCGAACTTCGCCATGGCTTATACCACCACGTTTCTTTTTTCTAAAAGATTATTGCTTGGTTCAACTTTATATCCCAGTGAAGATGTGTTACTGCGATTGTGGTTAAGAACTTCAGTCACGATATAACTTAATTGAACATCTGACATGCCTTTAAGTGTATCAATTAATTCAAAAACTTTTACTTGATCCAATTTGGCTTGAGTCAAAATAACAGTTGCAGTACTGATACTTGCCTGTCTATCAAATCCCCTAGATTCAAAATATCCTATTACAGCATCAACATCATTGCTGGGAAAAGTTAATGGTTCATTGAAATAATTGTTATAAAATTCTTTTACTTTTCTTGAACTGTCTTGATCTTGTATAGGTATGTTTGACATTAGTTTCTCTTAATCACTGCTTTGGTGAATGCCTTGGCTACATTTGCTAACGCACCACTGCTTCTTCCAATCAATGTGTTTGGTACACCATTTGGAGTGTTTGCTGTGCCACCAATTCTTCCAATAGCGCCTGTTAAAATATTGAATCCTTCTTGACGTAATCCTTCTTTGGATAATTTTTTTGCATTTTTTAATCTGTTGGCAGTTCGTATGATCGAACCCAGTGTGATACCTCTTCTACCTGCACCAAGTTTACTGCCTATGTAGGTGTATGGTCCATCACCTTCGCCAAATAATCCTGACAATATTCCGCCTGTGCCTAATAGACTTGTTGAACCGCCACCCGATAATGAATTAGGTGAAGGTGTTTTATCATAGTGTTCCTCGCCAAACCCTTGTGGTGATCCATTGGCAGATACTCTGCCTCTTGAATAAAACACTGCCTCATATTCCACAATCATTTGATTGGCAACCGGTGCCGATTCTTGATTGTTCAAGGTGTCATGTCTCCACTGTTGAATGATTGGATTTACCAATGTGTAGCAAGTGTATGTCTTTCTTGCCATCTGATAAATCTGGATACTGGTAAAAAATGGATCGGTCTTATCTGAATCTAAACCAAATCTTTCTGTGTTTGAGTCTGATCCCTTAATGGTTTTATTTTTACCATAAGGTTGATCTGTGTTGGTGTTTGGATCGCCAACGCTGTTTTTAGTTCCGTACCAACCATCCTTAAAATTATATCTATAGTAAGTTTCCCATAGTGCAGTGGTAACACCATAGTTGTCATCATGGAAACTTATAGTGATTGGATCGTAAGTTATCTTGGTCTGAATTTTTCTTTTGATATTGTACTGTTGAGCAGTGACCATATCTATAGTGTATGTTGGCAAACTGACATCTTTCACCAACATATTCAATTCTTTTTTATGATTTACTATTGGTGGATCAGAAATTGTGTTTACAGTTGGATTGATATTGAATACAACGTGATATAAAAATTTTTGTTTGGGTGCTAATCTAAAACTATCATCAACATACAATCTTGATGCATGAGCAAAATCTGCCAAATTACCTTTAGGATTCAAGGTACCTTTGAACACATTATCTAAAAAACCTTTGAGTAAGTTTGCCATATACAGTATTTATGTTGTGGAAAATATGATGTTTTAAAAACAAAAAAGGGGCCGAAGCCCCTCTTTCGATTTATAAATGCTTACGAAAATTATGCACCGCCGCCTGTAATTAAAGTATTTACAGTTCTGCCTACAGCAGTTCCAATACCAGTGCCTTGTGGAGTTTGGATAGCATTGTCATAAGTGATGTTTAAAGTTACTGTGACTGGATCACTTGTTCCATATGCTAATTGATTGTAGTTTGCTTGATTAACATAGCAACCATACAATTCGAAAGTTTCTAGAACGTTGACAGCATTGGCACCGTTAGCACCATCTGTGATTTCAATTCTAGTAACAAATTTGTAGTCTGCACCTGAAGCCGCCGCACTCATTTCAAAGAAGTCAAATTGTTTTTGTAATTGTTCACCAACAAGTTTTTGAACATTGTTAGCAACATCTTCTCTTAATGTAAGTGTGATTGGTTCCCAAGTGTGTTTACCTGCTAGATATACTTTTGAGTTGTAAACATCAATTGTGGTGGTTTCGAAAGTTAAATTAGGTCTGGTTACATCTACCACTTGTTTTGTAAGTTCAGTAGTCGGTGTAGATACACCAAAGTTTTCTAGTGTAACTCTAAAACGATACTGTAACTTTGGCATTAACAGACCTTGATTAGACGCTGATTGACTGCTGTCTAAAGGTACTGTAATTTTTGATAGTGTAGATATACTCATTTGTTTCTCCTATAATATTTATCTTATTATAAACCTGATATTTCTCCAGTGTTTTTCAATCTTAATGGAATGTAAATGAACTCCACTGCTTTGACTGGCTCAATAGCAATATCCAAGTACAACTCATTTCTATCAATTCTTGTAGGTGTGTTGTTGGATTCGTCACACACAACTAAGAAGTCATAGATTGCTCTATTACCTAATAATTCTAGTAATAAACTTTCTGCTTGAGCCTTGATTTCATCTCTAGTGATTTTGTCGTTAGGTTCAAACACATAAGGTCTTGCCAATTTGTTCAATTGACTTCTTAAGTAAATTACTAATCTAGCCACGTTAATTCTATCTAATGAAGAACTGCCAGCGAATCTAGTTTTTTGTCCATAGTTAACTAATCCAGCACCTGTGATGAAAGTGATTGGGTTAACATTGTTTGAATACAATGTGTCTCTTTGACCTTCATTCAATGCTGTTGATTGGAATTCACCTTCGCTTGTGATGTAACCAGTTGAAGAAGCGTTTGTAATTCCACCTCTTCTAGTTCCTGCTGGAGCAAACCATGGGAAACTGACTTGATCACTTAATGCAATTGTTCTCATCATCATGTGACTTGGTGGAACAACTACATTGTTACCAAAGTTGTCACTTGTGAATCCTGATGGATAAAACACACCCAAGTATTCATCTGTGCTCACTAAACCATTGTCGTTGTCTTCAACTGCAAGGTTAACATTGGATGCCCAGTTCTGTAAACTTGTTGCATCTGGTGTTAATCTGAAAGGAGAGTCACCAACGATAAACGCTGACAATCCTCTGTCATTGTTTAATGAAATCATTTCACCAATTAATTCTGGATAACCAGGAGTTGCCATCAAGTTAAAGATTCTTGATTCATCATCTCTGATATCTTGATTAGAATTAACCATTGCTTGTAATGATTGTACAACAACTTTTCGCTGTGCCTTTCTTCCAAATGATCCTGAACCATCTATTTGGTTGCCTGATTCAGTCACCCATCTGTCTGGATGATAACCGCTCATAGGCGCACCGTCATCTGTACCTCTGCCGTTTTCTGCTGTGACATCGATGTAATTTCTAACGTATTTTTTAACGTTGAATCCACTTCTTCTCAAGTTCCATAACAACATACCTCTTGGATATAATGCTGGATCTGGAGCATCTGGATCTAAGTAGTCACTACCCAATAGATCAGCAATGTCTGCCGCAGTTGAGTTAGCACCTGCTGTGCTCCATCTTGCATCAGCAAATAGGATACCATTCTCAGTTGTTTGATCTGATTTGTCAACTGCTATCCATTTAAGTGAAGAAGCATTCCATTTGTAGATGTTTGGATAATTTTCTAAATCTGATGTGTCAATCCATAAATCACCTTCAACAAGTGCCGAACCATCTGATTGAACAGTTGGAGCAGTTGCTGATACTGTTGGACCTGCTGGATCAGAACCTGATACTGCTGAATAGCCTTTCCAATTTGTACCGTTGTGATACATGATGTCCACTTCGTCAACCACTGAAGAATACCATAATTGGCCATCTGCCGCAGTAGTTGTCACTGCTGTGTTGCTGGCTGTGTATGATAGAATCTTCCAGTTACTTGCTCTAAAGCCAACCACATCTGCGTAAAGATTTGGAGTGCTCACTGTGAATCCCATAGAAGCAAAAACATTGTTTGCATCTACAATAGCAATTTCGCCACCTTTGGTGTGTTCAATTACTACTCTGTTGTTTGAATCTACAGACGCTTGAATATTTGTGAAGCCAACACCGTTGATCTGTGTGGCAACGTGTTCTGCTGTACTAGATGATATTGTGATTGTGATTGCAGGATTCAGTGCTTGTTGACCCACAATGGATTCAGCCATTGTGAATGTGCCACTTGTCACTTGGTTAGTGATGGCATTACTTGTGATAGATGTTGCACCTGTGCTTTCTCTTCTGAAAATGTATTGCTCAATACCGTCTGTGCCTTGTTCATGTTCCACATAAAGATCGCCTACAGCAAGATTAGATCCGCCACCTGCTCTGTCTAAACTGTAAAGTGCAGTTTGATTGTCTGCATATATTGGAGCGGAAATGTCTTCCCATAAATTGGTTGTGCCATTGAATTTTTTAACAATCCATTTTGCACCTGAATTTGGAGTGGTTGTTTTTAACCACATTGAGCCAGTTGGTCTTGGTGTAGTGTCTGATGATTTCCATGCAGGAACATCTGTGTGAGCAGAAACTTTCACTGCTGGAATATGGTATGTGCCATTAGAGATTCCATAATCACTTGCACCTGCAATTACTATTTGATTAGCGTCAACAGTGCCATCATTGTAGATGTAAAACACAGTTGTGTTTGGCACGTGATATGCTGTAACACCATCTGATGTTAAACCACCATTGCCATTGATTGCTGTTGCAACATCAAATGCTGTGCCCGAACCAGCAACAGTGACAGTGTGACCTGTACCGTTCACTGTTATTGTGAAAGCGCCGGTACCTGTTCCACTTTTGCCTGCAACTGATGGTACAGAAGCCTTCCACTCTGACGTGCCAACTCCTACCCAATTGCCGTTGTATTTTTTGTAAAATAATCCATTTGCAGTTGATGTGGCTACTATGGCATAATCGCCTGCTTGTCCAACTGAATTCTTAGGAACATCGTTTGATACTAGAGTAGAATCTGTGATCACTGTAGGAACTTTATTTGTAAAAGTTTGTCCGCCAGTTACATTGGCTGAAGATCCGTTCCATTCAAAAATTCCGAATTTGGTTGATGCTGTATCAAACCAGTATGTGCCTGATGGAGGATTAGAAGCAGGCGCTATTGCTGTTGCTTCCAATTGACCCAAATCTACATCTGCTCTCACAACGTATGCTCTGTTGGCAACACCTAAATAAGAGTAAGCCGCTTGTAATCCGTATTCGTTTGTTTCACCACCATGAATAGGATTGTTGTTTGCGTCTGTTTTGAAAATTGGATCGCCGAATGTTTCTGCTAATTCTCTTTGTGAAGTCATCAAATACACTTTGCCTGCGTTAGCGGCTAGTGTGCCTAATGCTGTTCCTGTTCCTGAACTGTTTGTTTTGTCTTGTGCCGAAGCAACAAATATCATTGGGACTGTGCCCGGTTCTGCTGGTGTGTAGAAACTTTCGTCTATTACACTAACCTGTACTCCTGGTGAAACTAATGCCATTTT